GTTAGAGTTAAATATCGCTCATCCCGGCTGCAACTTTCCTGTTTACCATAGGTTCGGCATTCTCCTCCACAATTACAGGCATTGGCATCGCGTAGGCAACGTACATCCCGATCATTCTTGTCATGAGGATATCGTCGTGGTGTCCTTCTTTCGCACCATAACTTCCATTTTCTTTTTGCTCATACATTCGTGCTTCGTTCAGTGCCTCTTCGTCACGTTCAATGTAGCCACCTTCACGAATCACCGAGATGAAGTTTGAGATGATCATCGGTTTTGTTGATCTGTTAGTATTAAACCCCCACTTTATCGGATATCCTTCTCTTACTTTATCAGCCGACGTGCGTGTATAGAGGTTGGCATAATGCGCTTTTATGGTCTCGAAGATTAGTTCTGCGTCATCATCTTTTACGTCACTGTCGTAAGTATTGCTCTCAACCACAAGCAGTGCGTCGTTATAAAACTTTGCTACCTGAGCCGCAATCCATATCGATATATCCTTGTCGATATGCCCGCGAAATTGAGCAACGATCTCCGGCTTTTCTCCGTCTATCAAAGGGAGGCGGTCAATTACGGTTATAACGCCCCAGTCCGCTTTATCACTGATTCCTTTTTGCGGATCGAATATAACCACATAACGGTGTCTGACGTTCAATGATGAGGGGTGCCTCCAAACCATGAGCTTGTTCTGGGTTTTTCTGAGCCTAAGTTTCACGTCACTGCTCCCGTATGCCTCCATCGCTTCCGGATCATTGACGAAGTGAATGTTGCTCATAATTCCCTTGCGTTTGCTCGGCTCAATGTTTGCGATCTGCGGCATCTCGTCTGCTACCAGCGTCCCGATGGCCATCGGCGGACGACAATCACTTCTTAGAGCCTCTATGTCCTCCGAGCGGAACACGGGCTTGCCGGAATCCTGGAACGCTTCTATATCGTCCGATGGGAACTCTTGCCTCATCTCGCTTATGGATGACATTTCGCCCGCCTTGGCCCGATACCAGTTTATTTTTTCGAGTGTTACCTCTTCGTTGTTCTCGAACAATGACAACTCGTACTCGCTGAGAGAAGAAACGAATTTACGGATATCCCCCTTTTTCTTCTTTCCGTTGAATCCGTAATAATCGGTAGTGATAGGTTCGCTGTAATTCGGGTTGTAAAACCAGGGAAGAAAAATAGGGGTATAGGCACTTTCACCTCTCTTTGCCCTACTGTATTCGGTCTCGAAGTAATCGCCAAGCCCGTTGGCTGTGCTCTCGTAAAATACTGCAGTCCACGGCACCAGCTTCATAGTGCCAATGATGGATGAGAGCAGGGCGCTCGTTTTCTTCATATCCGTGTCAGGATAAAAGGCCACCTCCGAGAAGTGGGCCAGTTTTGGGTTTTGCGATCGTACACTATCCGGCTTTTCTGCCGATCCTACCGTAATACGGCAGCCCCTCTCTTTGATCTCCTTTATATTTAAAGTTTGATCAAAATTGCTTATTTCGTAGCGTACACCACCTATGGGCATCATCGTCTCCATACTTCTTGTGTACATGCTTCTGATATTCTTTGCTGCATCGTTCACGTGAGCGCAAACAACACTGTTCCATCTTTTCTTTTTCACTTTCTGTATCCAGGAGAACAGCATCTGTATGTACGTCGATATGCCGTGTTGGCGGGCTTTCAATGTGATGATGCGGACAGGCTTTTCGTTCTCGATGTCGGCCATCACTATTGCGTGAAATTTCCTTTGGGCGCGGTTCATGACGAACGGGATCAGCTCTCCGGTCAGGGCATCTTCTATTGTTTCGTACATGCGGAAGTAATACTCCGGATCATACGATATCCTGATCTCGCAAATATCGATCCAGCACTTCTGCAGCTCCTCTCGGTCAAATGGCACTTTGTTGGCCCTGTATAGTTTTTCGATCGATTTATGTTTTGCGACCTGCCTGATTATGGGGTTGTTTAGCATCTGGCGCGGGATGTATATCAAAGGATAAGGTGCGTCTGTTATTGTCAGAGGCACCCTATCTCCATAACATCCTACGCCAATAATAGGATCATAAGGTTCGTTTATTTTGATTGTTCTATTGGCATTTTCAGTTAATATATGCTCAACATCCTTATCCACGTTCTTTTCCGCTTTTTGTTTACATTATTTTCGCTCTTTTTAAATCATTCTGATGTAAATAATTAGCGCGATTCCGACAAGCACTCCAAAAAAGAACAGCCGGAAATTAAATCCTGTCGTCGGCGTTATTTCCTTTTTGATGTTTTTGTTTTCTTCTCTGAGTGATTCAATAGTCGTCTTTAGATTTTTGTTTTCCAGCTCGAGAGTATTCACCTCGCTGATATATTCCTTTTTTATTGCCTCCATCTCTTTGATGGTTTTATCAAGTAGGGTTTTGCTTTGAGTGATCGTCTCACTCTGCTTTGGATATTGCCCGTCAGAATTCAATGGAGCGGTTGTGTCGTAGTTTATCGTATGCGTCGATGACTCGCTCTCTAATCGGCTTACCTCCTCTTTCGTGCGCGCTAAATCGGTTTTCAGCGCTTCAATTTCAATGGTTTTTCTCTTAAGCTCCTCGTTTAATGCGAGAACTTCAGTACTGTCAAACTTGGTAATAACCCTCTCTTGGATGATCTGCTTCGGCTTACATCCAGAAAAGACGGTTAATCCAACGATTAAAGCGATCAAGTATTTCGTATTTTTTATCATAGTAGTTAATCCTGTATTTCAACCAATTCATTTTGCTGCATTTAAATTCCATCTCTCATATACTTATCGTAAGCCTTTTGCATAGAAATGTTGTAGGGTTCTCTGCCCCACTTTTTAGCCATTTCTTTATACTTCGCTCCGTTATATCTGACTGCTACTGTATGCCAGTCTTTGCGCTTTAGAGCATCATACAATATCCGGTCCGTGTTGATAAACTCTGCCATCTGGAAGATCTGCCTGTCTTCTCCTTTCTTTGCATCGTTCCACATCTCTCCGACATTTGAGTATCCGAGTCTTTTGTAGTGATAACCCATTACTTGTCCCAAGCCTATACTCGTGCTTTTCATTGCAGATTCCGGGTTAATGGCAAATGCATCATTAAATGCAAGCCATTCCTTCGACTGCACGTCAACTTTGTTGACGCTCCATTTGCCGGAAGGTGCATAAGGCTCGTGTTTACGAAACCAGCTCGGTTCAAATTGTATAATAAGCTTGCCGTCATCATTAAAACCTTTTCCTCCAGACTCTACGTCTATGAATGCCGCAAGAGCTTCGGGTTCAACGTCTATTCTGCATGCTTCATATTTTATCGATATTTGTTTGATCTTGTCCATTGTTTTCTTCCTCTTCTTTCTTCTTGTCCGATTCTTTGAGTATCTGCTCGATGTCAATATTCTTGCCAACTTTTGACTGAATCTCTCCAATCAGTTGTTTTCTGAATAACTTTAGAAACGGAGTGTTTGGTCGAACAATCAGCATTGAAGCGCTCATACTCCAAAGCTCACATACTGCCGCAAACATGCCTATTGTTTTTACAAGCACGAACGGCGCATTTTCATGTACTACCATTTCGATCGACATTACTCCCAGCAATGTAAAAGAATAGATTGCGATTTTTTTAATAGTCTCTCGTAATGCGTTTGACAGAATAAACTTCTTTAGCTTTATTGCAGCCAAAATTCCCCATATAAAGTCAGCCATTACCGCCATTCCAACTACTATAAATGTCCACATCTCCGGTTGTATAAATGTTATTGATGCCGTTAATAATGCAATAAACCATCCATAGGCCGTGCTAAGCGCATTGCCTATATGTGTCATAAATCTCTCAAACCAATTCATTGCCTGTATTTTATTTTGTTTTTAATTAATAGTTACTTTTCCCGGAAACGGGATGAACTTATTTCTGATGATTTTCAATAATTATTGATCGTATGGTCTGCATTTATATCTCCTAATAATATCCCAACTATGAAAAACGCCGCCATAGCAGATACACACCATTTCTATAGCATCACCTTTATTTAATTGAATTTCATTTAGTAATATACCATTCTCATAAAATCCGTTATACTCTTCAGGCCGCATAGTAATGCCTTTTTGAAGTGCATGTATTCTAAATACCTGCCCATTCAATAGAGTATTACATGGTATAATTCTAATAGGAAGAGAAAGGAAAATGCTATTCTCGAAAAAATTATTTGCCCAACTTGTTATCTCATCCTCCCAAAATTGCGTTATAGTTGCATTCGAAACATCTACAAACGGCGATTTAAATCCTCCAAGAAATTCAATATTACCATTACTGTTCCATTGTATATTTCCATCAGCGATAAATCCACTTCCGTCAAATTTGAATTTTACTTTTCCGCCTGCGGCAGTAATTTCTCCTGTCTTTCCGTCAATGATAATATTCGGAACGAAGTTTGCCTGCCCAGAATAATCCACAGCAACACCATCCACCGTTCCTCTTAACGAAATCAGTTTATCGTCCTTGAAAATCAGGTTAGCAAGGTTGGCCTCTTCCCCAATCAGAACCTTTGCGGCCAATTCTTTTAGCCATGGTATTTCATCATAATAAGTCGATAAGGTCGATTCGGACGGGTATGTTTCATCGCTTGGTACTTCACGAACGACGTAATCGTTTTTCAGTTTATACCACTTCCTGTTATCGGGGAGAGGAGCACGAACATAGATGTAATCAACGATGTTGGTATCGTTTCTGTGCGTATCGCCGGCTTTCCATTCTTTTTGTACCGGTATTTGGCCCGGCATGCCGGGAACACCTTTTGCGCTAACCCCTGTATCAACGTAATCGTTTACGGCGTCATTCCACTGCCACCAGTTCCCATTCTCCCCAATGTAGGGAGAATGACCGTCCGAGGCCATCCAGCGCACAACTCCTGCTCCACGTATTTGCATAACGGCAATGTTTACTTTTTCATATCGATCAGTTGATGTGCTGCATCTGCAGCTATCTCTCTCCATTCTTCAAACTCCATGAAGGCAGTTATATCTTCTTCGATGGACGGATCCGTAATGCCTGCTCTCTCCTTCAGTAAGGCGGCAACGGCATTGTTTAGGATGGCAAATTCTTCTTTGGGAGGGTAAACATACTCTATGATCTGACTTTTTATGTGTCCATAGTCGATATGACCGGTGAGAGGTATATTGTAACCCATATACACAACCTTGTCCTCACCGTCCTCATCCTGCTTGATGCGTTCTGTGAACCCAAAGCGAATAACCTTTCCTACTGTATCGTACAGCGAGGGTATTTGATCATACTCGCTTGTCTTGAATTGTTCATACTTTTTCATAATTGTTGTTCTTTATCTTTGTGAATTATTTCTCCATCTTTCTCGTAAACGTCGCTACCGGATATGCTCAATATTGATGTTCGGTCATAGTCAAAATCATAATGCTTGTTGCCTGACCTGTCTGTCATTACGGTCCTGAAAGATGTTACGTTATGCTCTTCCAGCGTCTCGATAAAGTTTTTAATTCTTATCGAGTTTATGATCAATCGGTATTCCTTTTCATGGAACCTGATCAATAAGACCCATCTCCCGGATCCTTGCGATGTACGAATGTCTTTCTCCCATTCCAGTATGTCGATAACATCATTTATCACCACTGACGCACCTATCCTCGGAACATCGAAAAATTTCTTGCCGTCCCTTCCTGTTACACTGTTGTTCGCTTTTATTCCTAATCGCTTTATATCTACTCCTGTCATCTTATAATATAATCTTTTGCAGTGCTTATTCCCATGTTTTAACATGCCCCAAGCTGCTGCGTCAATCTCTTTTAATCGCTTCTTATTGGTTGCGCGGCTTCTTCTTTTTAGCCAGGCCGATTTGTTTCTCTTCCTCCAGTATAAATCTCCACCCGGGTAAATCATGAATCCGAGATAACTTAATCCAAACGACACTCTGTGGATTTTCGGAACATGGGTTTTAAACCCCATTTCGGCCAGCCTTTCATTTGCCTTCTTCATGAATCTTTTAACCTCTCCCTTTGTCTTTCCTAAAACTACATAATCATCCATATATCGGATGTAGAACTTCATTCCCATTTCCTCTTTCGCCCAATGATCAAAAGACGAAAGGATCAGATTTCCTATTATCTGGCTTGGCCTTATACCCAATGGGATTCCTATATCCCCAAATCTGTTTATCGGCTCCATCATCGCATCGATATAGCTCTGATCCTTGTAGATCGATTCTAATGTGCGTCTTAACAGGTCGTGCGGGATACTTTGATAAAACTTACGGATATCTCCCTGTCCATACCATACCGTTTCCTCAGGGTATTCTCTCAACCATCGTTGCACTCTTAATGCTCCAGCTATCTGTCCTTTTCCTTTCCGGCTGGCATAGGTATCATAGATGAGATTTTTCTCTACCCTCTTTTCGCCGGCGGTGACCAACGATTGATGGTAAATGTGGTTCGGATGAAAGTTAAGTTTTGATATTTTACGCACCTTTCCTTGTACGCTTGTCATATCCTTATGCTTGTATTCATCCGTACGTATTGTTTTATCAATAAGTCCGCTCTGTATCTCACACAGATTCCTAATCCTGTTATGCAGATGCGATTTTACATAATGTCGTTTTAGCTTGCCTTTGGTAGCCGACTCTTCGGCTTTCGTCAAATTATCCCAATTATACGTCTTTCTGTACGTGTATCCTTCTCTTTTCATTATTTTCGTTGCTTGCTTCATTCTCTACGGAGCGTTCAACATCTAAGTTACTAACACCGTAATGGTGATGCCCTGAGGCTATTCACGCAAGGTTATTTTGTTTCTTCTGCATGTAGCATACGGCTACACCGATGAGGCTTTGACTGGTCGGATGCTTTCGTATGACGCACTAATCACATCCTGATAATTATTTGAAGTATGGCGGGCTCCGATGTTCGAGTTCGAGTTCGTCCAGGCGTTGTTCGAGTTCGAGCAGGCGAGACCGCAATTCGCACCGTTCTCAGCGTTGCCGCCCCAGAGCCACTTTCCAATCATATGCCTGCCACCCGGATCAGGTGGACTTTTATCTGTATCAATCCAGCAGGGGGACGCTTCCCCCTGCACCCCCTAATTTACGCGAGCATATCGCCTCCGCTGATTTCATTCACATCCCCAAAATAAGCAAGGCGGGCTCCGAGGCTCGAGTTCGAGAGCGCCCAGGCGGGGTGCGAGGCCGAGCAGGCGAGACCGCACTTCGCACCGCTCTCAGCGCGGCCGCCCCAGAGCCACACCTGACCTGCAATATTGTAATAGAAGTAGTCGTTATATGATACGCCGGCTTGCACTGCATATGGAAACATAAACGCAGCCTGCTCTCCCATCGCTATTAAATTCATTTTATGTGCAGTGGTTGCTGTATTTGAAATGGCTGCACTATGGCGATGTGCGACGAAAGTTTTGATCTTTTCAAAATCTGCCATAGTGGGGGCCGATGTGGCCGGCATAAAATTGTCTCTCCATACCACTACATCGTTATTGATCGAACACATGTGTCCGTCAAATTCCCAAAACTGTCCCCACGGGTTTTCAAAGGAGAGAACCTTTACGGAGTTGCAGGTAGCCCCTGCCGAATCGAGCACCGATGATTTCCCGTCCGCTGTACCGAGACTGAGTGTTTGACCGGTAACGATAGTATATTGGTTTGTTGCTACCGCACTTCCCGTACCGTCAAGACCTGGACCCCATACCTTCGTAGCATCAGCTAGCTCACACTCCTGGCTACCTCTTTGTCCATAAGCGGCCATCATATACCATAACAGCATGTTTCTGAAATGCACTCCTGCCAGCCCGTAGCTTTTACCGTATAATTGTGCGCTATCCCAAAATTGTTTTACTGTTTTCGATCGGGTTGGTACGACATTGGGAACAGATCGTAGCCGTCCGCTTCCATCAACCCATCCCTTGAACATGCCAACATACTGAGCGGGCTCTGTCCACCCCGGTAGATCCAAAAGTGACAACCATAACCGTTGTATCGTTTTGCCGGCTATCTCAACCGTCTGAATATAGCATCCGGTTCTGGGAATCTTACCCATGAAGTTGGCGTTGGCCAAAGCTGCTACCGCACTTCCGGTCACAGGGTCAACGGCCGGTGATCCATCAGCGAAATACCGGTTATCCTCTCTTGACAGCTCGGCGAAGTTTCCCGTTTGATCCATTACTCCTGCTTTCCACTCTCTTACCCATAGATTGAACATCTCCCTGTTACCACCTACGTTCACTTTTAGCGGAGTTGATGCCGGTTCGTTTACGTCAATGTAAAAAGCTACCTGGTTCAGATAAAGGTCATTATTTTTGATAATGCCTTCTTTTAGGTCTTTCATGGTTGTGCGGCCGACTGTATTTCCGAAAACACCTAAGATCTGATCCTGATCCGTAAAGTCGGTGACCAACTGCGCTTGTCTTAATTCTTTATTCATACTTATATACTTTTTGTCTAAAACTACCGGCTTTGGCCGAGTAGTGGTTTATGTTATATAATTGTTACTGTTCCTACATAGTTGGCATCCGAATAATATTCGGGGCCTCCACCGATAGGGGTGTTCTTACAATCAGCGGCAGTGACGGTTACGGATTTCCCTGTGCCGCTTTTGGTTACAACGCCTAATGCATTGTAAATATCCCATGTCCAATCTGTATCGAGTGTAGGAAGGGTGACATTATTCTTCATAAGATAAAATTCAAATTGGCCGTTTGTTGTCTGGCTAACAAAATCGACTATCCTGTGCACCCTCACCTGGTATTCATCGGCAATATCACTGATATGTTGACCATCCTGCGCAACGGGCACCCC